GCGGTATATCTTTCTTCACTAACTCCGCCTATGTTACTCACAGTTTGTTCACAGGTGTTCGCTGCGGATTGAAAACCACCTGCGTTAGCCGTATCGTTCAATTCATCTGATGTACATTTCAATCCATAATTTGTGTCTTGAAGATAATCACGAATACATAAAGCAGGATTGTCAGACCATGCAACTGAAGTTGTTCTTGGATCATAAACCTTCTTGCCTTTTATTCTCATGTTTATGTTAGGCAGTTGTGGTAGCTTTTCAGTATCATAAATCATTTCAACATACATATAAGAACACCCAGTCAATATGAAGTTTGAATCAATAACTGAGCTACCATGCGAGCTGTTTGCTAAAGTGTCCCTTGCAGTTTGTGATCCATCATTGAACGTGAACCTAATGAGTCTCCCTGACCCAAAATCATGCTCGTTTTCGGTGTTTACATAATCTGATGAGGTGACTGTATATATTTTGTTATCAGTACCCGCACCTGAACTTGTGCTTGATGTTGTTGTAACTAATTTGTCATTGATATACAGCCCTGTAAATCCTTCAACTTCGTGACCTGAAAACACGATATACATTGATAATTTGTTGTTGTCGGTTCCTGTCGTGCGCATGAATGTGATAGTACCTGCGCATCTTGTCTCGCCATATATAATCTGCCTTGCTTGTAGTCCGTTTCTTTGGGTTAGTTTGGTTCCAAAGTTTGCTCCGTTTGCATCAATACCTTTGGAAGTCATCATTCCGATACCTGCAGATATCAGAGTCGTTGCAAACGTCATGACAGCGAATTGAACGGCAACGTGCATACCTGCTAACGCACCTGAAGTAAATATTGGTGCCATCGTGGCACCTGCTGCTCCCGCAGTTACTACAACGAGTGCGACGACAACGGCTGCTATCAAAGCTGTTTTTATCGCCTTACCCATCTATACGCCAACCCCTAAGAGCTAATTCTGTTTGCTTGACCTCAAGACCATCTTCACTAGGGCAAAGTATTGCATTACCATTATATATACCGCACATTTCTGATTCTTCTTTCCATATAACTAGGTCGCCTGCTTGTAAAAAATTTGGCTTAACTTTTTTCAGCTTTCCAAATCTCGCTGCTTTATCAAGAGATTTACCTAATGTGCCTCCATATTTTTTTATGGCCTCCTGTGCTGTTTTTTCATCTTTCCATTTTAGTTCACTAGGTATTAGTGATTTACCTGTCATGGCTTTGATGCAACCATCAGTAAACTTACAACAGTCCCATGTACCCCATTCAAAAGGAACAAACTTATTTTCATCAATGTAGGCGAACAAAAGTTGCTGCCAATCAGCTTTCTTTTTCATCGGTGGCTCCTCGTCCTTCCGCCTCCGTCATCATCTCCGTTACCACCTCCACCTGATGAACTAGCGTTTGAAGGTCTTCCCCATAATAGTTCTTTGCCTTGAATAGCCTGAACGTATTTGAAGCCTGTGTCAGTTGAGTTGATGATTTGTTGAGAAGCATTTGTATATCTGAGATTTGATGGCCTATTTAAATCAACGAGCCTGTTTTCAGCTGCGATGGATATTGTTGAACCATTTTCTGCATCATCAGATATTGCTACGTTCGTCATTCTGCCCGAAAACATGACTATCTCGCCTGCGCTCTCGTTTGCTCCTCCCATCAGGTAGCCCATGTACAATTTGATTTTTCTGTTCTGTAAATCTTCTGATAATGCTAAGTTCATTACAGTTGTGTCCATGCCTGACAGAGATACAGTCAAGTTTGTAGACTTAACTTCCATTGTATCTTCTATGTCGCCTACTGAAAGTAGAGTACCTGCTCCTTCATAGCTTTCGCCGTCAATCAAAAGAGAATCTGCACCCGTCCAAAGTCTTATAGTTTCTGTATCAAACTGCGCACGAACTGCGAAGAACAAGAACTGATGATCAGCACCTAGCCTATCTTGTATAGAGGTATCAACACCTTGACGACTCGCCATTATGTATTACTCGCACTGATATCTTCTATAACTTGGAACTGCATTCCATACGTTGAAACTTGATTAGCATTCCAAGCCACTTCTTTCCCAACAAGCCTAAATAAACCTCTTGCGTCAGCAAATGTAATTAGATGTCCTGCTGTTAAATCTTTTCTCAAACGCGGTTGAACTTTAACTGATCCATTATTTCCACTGAATGTTGCATCTTCCGTGGCCATCACTAATTGAAACGGCATATGACTTGTACTGGTTCCACTAAGTAAACCTAGGTAATCACCTGCCTTAATTGTTCCAGAACCTGTTGTCGTGAAGGATAATGCTTCCGCACCGCTAATATTTTGTCTTAACTTACAACTTGCTGTACTGCTTTCGGTTGTGAGGTTAGTATTTACCGTGACAATAGCATTAGAGTTCTTCGTAGTAATCTTGTGTGTTCCGTTATTGTTTTCGTTTGTTGCTCCTGTGATATGAACATAATCGCCTACAAAAGTATTCGCGAACACATTTGTTCCTGCTGTTATTCTGTTATTTGAACCATTAAAAGATAAAGTTTCGCTCGTATCATTGATTCTTACTGCTGCTGTAAGAGTGTCAGCGTTGTGTGTTCCTAAAGGACTTTTGGCGTCAGGGTCAGTGAACAAAAACGAGTTGGCTGGTCCCTTCGCTTCAGCTAAAAAAGACTGCCAGTTTACTGCGGTGTTTCTTCTTTGAGGAGGTAAAACGACATTAGCCGTCCAATATACGTTTGCAAACTCTTGTACTTTTTGTTGGCCTGTAAATGGTGAAATAGTTGTGCCGATAGTTCTTACAAGCGTGAACTCACTCCTACTGAAATTAGGAGAAGTTGGCATCGTTACTATATTTCTATCTGCTGTACTCATGTTCCACCCATTAATCCTTTGCGGTATGCACCGCCTCTGGCTGCTGCCTCAAAGACAGCCATCTTAGAAGTCTCTGCAATCTGCGGTAACATTTTCTGTACTTCCGCTCTAGCAGTAGCACCGACTCCTAATGCAAAGTTATTATTTTGTACTACCGTGATACCGCCACCGCCACTCATAGCTGACCTTGAATCATTTCCGTTCATTAGACGACCTGCGCTGTTTGGAATGAATATTTCAGGTCCTCGTTCTCCTACGAGCATAGGAGTTCCTCCATGTACAGAACCACCACCTGCTGATTGCTTTCCTGGTGTTACTTGTAAGCCTCCAAGACCTGAGCCACCTCCAAAACTTGCGGTAGTAAACGTACCTGCTCCAAATATTGAATTCAGTATTCTGTTGACAACCATCATCTGCAAGAATGCTGCTATGATTTGTTGAACGATACGTTTGGAGAAGTTTTTGAAGCTCTCTAAGGCGTTCTCGCCCTCCATAAGAGCAGTTACAAATTCATTAGTGAAAGCGTTAGCTGTGCCTGCAATCGCACTCTGTAGCTCCTCTCCCATCGTTGTAGAGGTGTCTTCAAGTTCGTCTTGTAATTCAATTAAGTGTCCTCGTACTATTTCAATTTGTTCTCCCGTTATTTTAAAAAACTTCATTATTTCTTCATCAGCAAGTATTTCGTCCAACATCTTCATCTGTGCTGTAAGTTTGTCGGCAGGGTCTTGTGCGTCAACCAACATTTTTTTAAACTCACCAAAAAAATCTATCAAATGTGGGTCTGGCGTAAATCCTTTAGTGACAGTAATAGTGAGCATGTTCAACTGTGCTTCTATTTCTTCTCGTAAAATCTTCAACTCTGCTATTTTTAAATTAGCATTCCTCCTGTCAGCTAATACTTGACCACCCTTGTTTTTGTCTATTTCTGCTTGTGCTGCCCTCCTTATAGCTTCTTGCTCTCGGATCATTCGTTCAATAGCTTCAAGTTGGTCTATGGGATCTCTTTCTCCTGTAATATCAAACGCAGTTTCACGACCTCCCATGAATCTAATAGTTCTTGCTACTGCATTAGCGAACTTAGTAAGTCTATCCGCCATACCTTTCAAAAAGTCACCAAGACCTGACTTGAATACTTCATCGCCAAGTTGTTTGAAAGCGATCGTCATGTTGTCGGTCTTTACGGATAAGTTATCCATTTTTTCCGCCATAGCACCGCCGAACTCTTGCTTCATGCCTGCAACCAAGGTATCAACCATTACGGCTGCACCTTCAGCTGTCATACCAAACTTACTAAGCTCATCTCTTGATTTACCTAAGGCTTCAGTTAGCATTTTTGTTGCGGGTATGCCTCGGTCATCAAGCATATTTATTTCTTCAAGACCTAAACCACCTGCTGCTGATCTTTGTACAAGACGAACCATGGCCTCAAATGCGCCTAGCTGATCAACGGATGTTGAGGCAGTATCTGCAAAAGCCTGAAGCATATCTTCGCTAGGCTCTACTCCTGCTCCTTTAAGCTGTATAAAAGCTCTTGTTACGTCTTCTATTTGGAAAGGTGTTGTTTGAGCAAAAGTCATAACCCTATCCATAGCTCGTTGACCGCCTTCCATACTTCCAAAGACTGTGTTTAGGGAGTCTTGTAAATCTTCAAACCTCGCTCCAACTTGTGCTACTTTTGAAATGCCCACGCCAACAGCTGTTAAACCTGCCGTGACTGCTAATAAACTTTTTGGTATTTTTGTTAAGGCTGCGCCGAAACCACCCGCACCTGCTGCGGTTCCAAAAGCCATCGCTCCTGCTTTACCAGTTACATTCAGCCTACCTTGGATATTATTAAGCTGTTTACGAAGATCACTCGTATCAGCTTGGATTTTGATTATTAGTTCATCAACAGTTTTAGCCATCAGGATATAACTCCATTAACTCACTCAACTCGTCTGAACGCATAGGTGCGCTAGAATCCGTTGAAGAATGAAACTTTTTAAATCCTGCTAAGGCTAACCACAACTCACGAGGCGACAGATTCCAGAAGTCGTCTGGACGCATTTGCATTATGCCTAATCCTATCTTGACGAACTCCGCCCACATAATAGGCTCTACTCCGTCGCTTGTGGCTTTCCCTCATTATCTTCCTCCGAATCTGGATCAGATAGAGTGGCTGCTAATAGCTTCGCAACTTCTGTGCTCGCTACGACGATACCCACATTTTGGATAATCTTATGGATATCTTTGTCTTGGAAGTCGTTACCGCCTCCTCTTAAAGCGTATTTAAGAACGGTAACTAGTGTGGATATGGTTATTCTCGCGTTTGCGATTTCTGTTGTGAGTTCAAGTATGCCTTTACCGAGTTCATTCTCTATCTTGATACAAGAATCAATCGTTAGTCTGCATTTGTACTCTTTATCTAGTGGTACTAATATTTCACCCTTTAGCGGATTCGCCATCTGACTTTGCCTCCTTCTGAGTCCCGTCTGGAATCTCAAGTATAATTTTCAATCTGTTATCTCTTATGTCAACTTCATATGCGCCTACGTTTGCTGTTTTTCCGTTCACGTTTAGACTTTTTAAGTCTTTCATGTCGTCAGGCATCGGACATTCAACTAAATTTTCATTGACGTAGCCGTCAACCTCTACGCCATTGACTTTTATTTTAGCCTCTTCCCAAGCCATACATTACACCGAAGCGAATGTTATTGCACCAGAAGACTCAAGAGTAACAGAATAAGTTGCTTCTCCGTTGTATTCTCCTGCATATTCTAATGATGTAACTTGAAACGCACCTGTGAAAGTTCCAAAGTCAGGAACTAATACTTGGAAGTTTTTGAAAGTTGCTGCGCTTACTGCATCTTTTAGAATAGTGTCTTGCGCATCATCTAAGAAAACACCTGAACCACTAACTGACATAGAAAAAACACCCGCATCAGCTAAAAGCGTTCTGTTTCCAGATGAATCTTTATTTGTTACATCTACCGCTTCATCGTTCAAAGTTAACGACGTGGAACGAAGACCACCGATAGTAGAATAACTACTACCTGTTGTATTAACTTTCAGCAATAACGCTGAACCTTTTTGTGCTGCCATAAATATACCCTCCTACGAGCTACCTAATATTATTGCACGAAATCTCATGACACCGTGTCTGGTTACTCCGTCTGGGTCCCTTAGTATATCACTAAATTCAAATCTTAGGTTAACCAGATTAAATCCTGATACACTTAGATTACTATCATGCAATAAATCGTGTATTCTGTCCATAATTTCTTTGCACTCTTTACTTCCTTTGTATTCCGACCAAACATCAATATTTACTGTGATATCAGAGCCATCAATGCCTTTAGCACTATAATCTGTTGTAGTATCTTCTCCAATAGTTACATAAGGCGTTGCTGTCCCTTCTGGAACTTCGTCAAAGATGGATGCGCCTAAACTTGTAGTTAGCGTACTGTCTCCTGTAAGCGTTGAGTAAACTGTGCTTTGTAACGCAAATTGTGCGAGGCTCATTTTAAGAAACCTCCACTTTTGAATATTCTTTCAATTTTCTTTTTATTCTTTTCAAGAGCGGGTTGTAAGAATGGCCTCTTTCCCATATCTCTAGTTCCAAATTCTAGATGAATCGCATATGGTGCTGAGGCTACTATTTGACCTACAAGATTCCTACCGCTTTTCTTTACATTATGGCTTATGTTACTAACTAAAAATCCTGTGTCCGTTGCAGGTGCCTCTCCTTCTCTTGAGGCAGTATGTGTTCTTCTAGGGTTATATAATTGATATGTTTTACCTGACTTTGATCCGCGTTGTATACTTTCAACCGCAGTACCGTGAACAAGCATGACTGAACGTGTCATTTTCTTTTTCAATTCTTTCATGGCATTTTGTTCCAAGCGTTTTTCTAGGAGCTTGTTAATGCCTTTTGTATCAGCTGTGATTTTGATACTGCCCATTATGTCGCCACTCCTTCTTGACACTTCAACAGAAGGTATCTATCGCGTTCATCAATATTCATGATTCCTTTGATGTTGAAGTTACGAGAACCATAAACTAAACGATACTTAGTGTTGATATCACTTCTATGGCGGATATAAACTTCATGAGTAACGCTATCTTTGACCTGACCTTGTCTATACCTTTCGTCTGTACTAACAGGCTTTAT